ATCAGTTTATTCCACCTCCATCCAGTGTTTCATATTCTGCCATAAACCATCCTTTCACTTCATCTAGTTGACCTATGATCTGTCCAGGCATTGATTCCTGAATTGCAGATTCATGAAGAAATGAAATCAGATCCACATAAAGACCAACCTTCCATTTGAATGGAAGTTCCCTACGTAATCCTTCAATGGAGTATCCCAGTACTTTGAACAGAACAGACCATTGATCTTCTGAAGAATCACTCACAATACTCATGGACCCCCAATACTTTCAGTGATGTTTTATCCAGGTGAAGACCGGCTTTCACTGGTCTCAAATAAACCCTGACCAATCCTTCAGGAACTCCACATTCCCTTGTGATCTGTACGTGCCTCAAACAGTTGTCATTCTCATAGACACCTGCTACTTCAAGTGCATCAATCAATACTTTAGTAAGATTATCCAGGTCCATGTCAGGACCCTTCTTTTTCGGATAATGGGCACTGATGGCCATAGCCAATTCAGTTCCATTCTGAAAGGGTTTCAAGCCTAGGCCGGCCCTTGCAGACATCCAGTCCAGGGTAACCTTGGTTATGTAATCCCTTGCCTGTTTGGTTTTGATTAATCGTTTACCAACCGGCATCCAATATTGATTGGCGCTAACCGGCCATGGTAGGTCCAGTTTTATTTCCTCTTCCATGAGTCTTTTTCAATGATTGTTTAGCATCTTCCATGAGCTTATTCAGACGAACTTTCTGTTCGTTTGTCATTGGTTTGATCTTCTTTTCACCTTCAACAAGTTCATACATTGGGTCCCATGTGATGCCATATTGCATTGCTTTGTCCCAGTCATCAGCCACTTTTCTTTGACCTAGTCCACCACGTACATCTGCAACAGTTGGAAACCATTTTGATGTTTTGATGTGATGATCAAATCCATCCTGGATCTGGAGTGGTGTAAGATCAGACAATCCTGATTTCCAAAGTGCTATATCGGCCTGATCTAATTTCCCATGTTCCCGTACATGGGCTGCATAATTCTTTTCACATGCCTTCAGGCACTGAAGAAGTGTTTGTACTGTTATGTTTTGCATCATTTCAACACCCGGAAAGACTGTTGGAATTTTCCACATCGATCACACATGAAAGACAACTTATCCCTGCCATCAAAGTCTTCTTCAATACCTTGAATTTCCACTAAGGTTTCCAGTCTCCATTCATTGCAATCTTGGCAGAATACTAGGATTTCACGTTTGATGATTTCTTGTTCTTCTTCATAACGTAGTTGTTGCTTACGCTTAATAAGATCCACTACTTTCTTTTTTTGAGCAGCATCTGATCTGACACTAGTATCATCCATCATGCTAGTTCCTCTTCTCTACCACACCACAAACACTTTGGTGTGATTTCAATCTTCACATAATAATTAAGCAGCACCCATATGATGCCGATCACAAAACTGGTTAGTATTGCCAGCAGTGTCCATGCTACATATGTCATCCACATCATTGCCTTTCTCCTGTTCCTGTTCACCGGTGCAGCACTCAAAATTCGGGCATCCACAATGAGTGCAATGGTAGTGACCATGACAATAGACTAAGCCAATTCTATGACAGAACCGGCACTGTTCCTGTTGGAGTGTCTTCATTTTCCACCTTTTCGATCTTATAGGTGTCAACTGTGATCAGTTGATGCCAATGAATCAGAAAAGTTTCCTGGCATCCTTCACCATTTTCGTTGTCACATTTCAGAATATCGGTTCCATATCCTTTATCGATTTCCGTGGATGTGAGTGTTCCTATTTTTGCTTTGCAATATGGGCAATGGATCATTGTGTTATTCCTTTCTTCTGAAGGTTCATCCATTCCAGATCCAATGCAGATGTCATATCCCTGGATCTTTGCTGCTGATTTGGTTTGTCTTCAACGATGTCGAATCTGATACCAATCCATTGACGGTGCATTGATTCATGGATTACATGCAGTATGTCCCTGCCTTTGATGTACTGGTTTCTGATCATCGATAATGCTCTTTGACCGGCCTTGACTGAATTCCAGGGTTTCAGATAACCATCCCTGTCTGCTGCTTCTTCTTGTTTGTAGCAGACCCATTCCGACCAAAGTTCTTCAAAGTCTTGAACAGACTTCAATTCATCAGGGATGATGCATCCTTCAAGCATCTGTTCTGCAGTTGGTGGTGTTATTTTTGGCATATATCCTCTTCCATTAGGGGTAGTAATTTTTGCAGGGTCAGCAATTCCTGGTTGCAGACTGATTGTTGGACTAGATCCCTGAATGCATCAATGAGTGCTTTTTCATTTTCTGACAACTTTTCAGGAAACTCAGGAAACATCGTCCCATCACCTGTCAGCAGCCAACCCAAATCCAGTTCAGGGTATTGACGATTGATTTTTTTGAGTGCAACACTGCCTGGTTCCATCTGATTCCTTAGAATCCGATATGTCTGTGCAGGGTCAATCCCTGTAGTCCCTATGAATTTACTTATCTTCAGTTTCTTTGCATCCAGGAACTGTTGTAATCGATCACCTGTTTTTTCCATTGATAGATATCACCTAAAAAGTAAGGGGGTTTGGGGGTTTATTTTTTTTTAATAATATTATTTCTTAATAGTTTAGTTTTAATAAACCATAGTATATTATTAAAAACAAACCCGTGCGTGCGTAGCAACTGATGTGCCATTATTCAGGTATCAGTTCGATCTTCCTGGATTTGAACAGATCAATGACTGCCCGGTTCTTCCTGGCCCTTTCAGGAAGGGTTTTGAAGAATTCTTCAAGTGCTTCCTTGGTTTTCTGATCCTGGATCTGGTGTTTGATAGATGATAAAGAATTGGATGGTGCTTCAGAATGCTCAGATCGGTCGCTATGAACATTTTCTGTTGCCTTAGTACCATCGTCATCCATATCACTTTCTTTGCCTCCTGATAGGCTTAGAATCGATTCTATGCTATATCTCTTTGCATAGGTGATATTTGATCCGATTGATTGGGGGTCCTGCTTGACTGGATTGAGGGCATATTCGAACTGGATGAATTCCCCAGTTTCATGGGCAAGCATAGTGATCAGTTTGTCACCGGTCGGCATTTGAATTAGTAACAGCCCATTTTCTAATAGTGGTCCATTTACTTTCTTCAGCAGACCTTCCAAAGAAACATATTCGTTTTTGTGGAAAGGATTAGCTGAATCATATTTTACTATTGAACCGATCTGCTTCTTTGCTTTTATTAAACTAGGCATCAGTTTTGTGATGCATGATTGTGTGTATTTAGATGATATTTCGTTCATTTTCTCTTCTCATTGTAAGTGTCAGAATTCCTTCATGATATGACTTTAGTTTGTTACGGTCCTCATCGGTTGTGCAGTTGCACCATTGATGATATTTATCGATTCCTTTTTTGATGTCTTCCCTTGCGTTTTCCAGCCATTCATCTTCGATCCGATAAAGTTGAACATTCCATGGCCATGACTTTTCACAAACCAAAAACATGAAATCACAAACCTGTCCTGTGATGGCATACATACCTTCTATATACCAAGCAGCCTGTATGTCGAACCGGTACTTGAATATGTCCCTTCTGAAAGATTCAGGACTTCCTGATGCCATGAATTTTGCATCAATAATGATGTCCAAATCAGGCAAAAACCTGTCTGCTCTTAGACATGCATCCACACCTAATTCATGTCTCCAGAATCCTGAAACTTCATTGTGACCAGTCAACCCATTGGTCATCAATTTCTTGGAATAAGGATCATTCAGAATGTTTTCCCTCCACCTAAGTGCCCGTGTGAATTCATCCTGATTCATCAGTTCCTTGCCTTCGGCTGCTGCCTGCTGTTCGGCCAACCTTTTCATTTCCTTACCCTGCTTTGTGCGGGCATCAACTTTCGGCATACAGATGTACCGGTCATGCACATCATCGAATTCCAGGACTGTTGTGTGCCCTAAAGTTCCTTCCCTGAATGGTGAAGATTCAGGTCGAAGGTCAGCAGATTCGTTATGGTTGATCGAACCCTGACCTGGAGTATAATTTTTCAGTTGGCTGTTATGCAGGAATCCAGGCATGTTCAGATAGTCTTCAAACGGAAGATTCTGAATTAATGCTGGTAATGATTTGACAGATTTTATGGTCATGTTATATTATCCTTCCTATGAAATTTGCCTTTCTGGGAATCTACCCCCGGTCACTGGATTGATCATCTAGTGCCGGGGGTTTTTTTGTTTGGTGTGGCTTTACGGGCATGGAAGATAATAAGTCCGTTGCCACTGGGTCCATGTTACTTGGTTCACTTGGTTGGTCTGGTAGACTCAAAAAAGCTGCTGCCACTCTGGACTAGGCTGCTTTGGGTTTTCTAACACCAGATCCACCACACACAAAACAAAGCATTGGGTGCCATGTATCTGTTACTTTGGTCCACTGCATTCCTGTTTTTGCACAGGCTTTACACTGGGGCCATTGATTGTATTGAGAAGTCGGAATCCGGTTTGGAAACCTCTTTTTGATTGAATCAAACATCAGCAGATTCCATCATTGGTACACCACCCTTAACAGTGATCTGAACTCTTGGTTTCCCATGAATCCATGCATTCCATGCAACAACCATCATTGCCAAACGGTTGGATTGACTGAAGTGGACCCCACTTTTTGATTGTTGGACCACTCTCACAAAAAGTGAGTGTGTTGCAGTTCCGGGTTTGCCGGTGCAGTCTGCAAATTCCTTCAGAAATTCTGTTGCAAATTCCAGTGTTGTATCACCCAGTTCGTTTGCCTTGAATAGAAAGCAACCGAAAACTGCACTGGGCACAATTCTGAACGATTTCTGAATGGTGGCAGCCCTTTCAACCAAAGGGTTCACCATTGGATGTTTTGCAGCATACTGAATTGTCTGTTCAATCGTTTCCGACTTTGTCAACCCAGTGGACACATTCTGCATTTTTGTGTCAGTCGAAACCCTGTTTACAGTTGCCTTAGTCAGTTTGCCATCATTATAAAGGCACACTAACCGGATGGCTGCTGACATGATTTTGGGTTTTTTGTAACCCAATACTGTTAATGCATCCCTTGAAGATCGACCCCTTCCCAGATCCAGGAATTTGAAATCTTCAACACTACAGTTTTCAACCACCACAAATGCTTGTGTGGTTCCTGACTGTTTAACTGCAGCCAGACGATGTTGACCATCCTGAAGATTCCCATTTGAATCGATTCGGATCATGCTGGAATTCTGTGCCCAATTTCCTTTTGACATGTCTGCTGCATATCGGTTCACAAAGGATTGGGATAAATCCCGGTTGCTGACATTCGTTGCCAGCATTGCTTCGGCCTGATTAGGACCAATGAATTGTGTACTGATTTTATTTTCTGTCATTGTTGCCTTTCTGGTATTTGACAGTTAATAGTTTTGATACGCTTAAAGCGGAGTATCCGCCTTTCCTGGTACTGGCGGAAAGTGGCGGAATCCTCAAAACGGCATATCATCTTCAACAGGAACGCCATTGGCACCTGCTGGTTCACCGGCTGGATTGATTTTCCAGCACTGTAAAGTGTTGAACCACTTATCAACCCCTTGCGGGTCAGTCCATTTACGACCTTTCAGGTTGAATGAAATCTGGACTGGATCATTAACCATGTAATTATCCAGGACTGATGTCTTATCCTGGGTGAATTCAAACTTCACATATTCAGGATATTCGGGTGATCCTGTTTCCAGAACGAATTCCCTTTTCTTGAATTTCTCACTGATTACCTGCTCATCAAATATCTTGATGATCACACCTAGTGCTTGAAGACTCTCCATGGGTGTATCCTTTCTTTGATTGTCGTAGCTGTTTGTTGGTTGGTTTTTTGGTGTTGGGCTTGAACCGTTGCCTCCACTTCGTGAAGGATAAGGTTCGGCTCAATCCGTTCCGCCCAGATGTCCATATTAATGTATCCGTATGCCCGGATTGGGTTAAGTCTTTCAATGTGTCCTCCATTCTGCAGGAATGCTTCCGTAGCTTTTTGAATCATCAATGATTCTTCCTGCTTTGTTTTTGTTTCCTTCATCATGCTTGAAGTTCAGCCAATTGATTCTGAACTGATAGATTCCGTTCTTTGACTAGTCGGATTGCAGTGTCCCTGATTTTTGCATTCAGTTCTTCATCCAGAACCCGGCAAACATCAGGTTTGCTGCAACCTGAAGCAGCAGCCACATCACCAAGGGTGACACCACTGGATTTAAGAAGTGATTTGATTGGTGTTTGCATTGTTATTATGATTGTTGTACTATTGTTTGTAACATTCATTGATGATCATGTTATCAACATTGACAGTGATGTCAACAATTTATTTTAAAAATGTTTGAAAAATAATCTAATGGATATCAATGATGCCCAGATTGCCCAAAGGTTTCAGTACCTTGTGCGTGAAAAAAATTTGACCCAGCAGGAAATATCAAGTGACCTGAACTTCAGCCGGTCCTATATTTCAGCAATTTTGACTGGCAGATCAGAAATGTCTGGCAGGATTTTACGGGCATTGGCCAATGCAGGTTGGGACATACATTGGATACTGACTGGAAAGGCAAAAGACTCCACATGCCTAAAATGCGTGGAGCTAGAAACGAAATTGGAACAAACTGAAAGACTGATTCAACTGATCACTGGAAAGGCAAAAGATGAGAGCAAGGACTAGGCTGCATGGAATACTGGGGTTGGCCATCCATGGTAACACCTATAAATATAAGGAATACAAACAGGGCATCAGAACCAGACCGGTTACGCTTTGTGCTGTTGAAGATGCAACCCATACAGCAGCCGGTAGGAAAAGAAGGGAAGATCAGATTGCAGAATATCTTCAAAGGATGATCGATCAGAAGAAAGATGAACTCCAGAACCCTGTCGTATTTGTTTCAACTGTTGCAGCCAAATGGTTGGCATACATCCATAACACCCGTAAACAGCAGACCCATGATGAATATCAGACTGCAGTCCGATACTATCTGAATGCGGTTCATGATCATCCTGTTTCAGAAATTTCATTGGATCATTGGGGTCGGTATCAGAAAGGTATGGAAGGACTATCACCGGCAACCATTGCAAAACACCAGCAAGCATTCAGATCATTCCTGAAATATGTGACGGTCAACCATGTAAATCTGAAGTTTGATTTTGGATCTGCAAAGAAGATTTCGGTGCCCTCCAAAAAGATTAAGGATTACAGTCATGATGAACTGAAAAAGATTGAAGACTATGTGATGGATCGGAAGATCCAGGACCACATCAGAATTCATATGATGCTGTCTGAAACTGGAATGCGTGCCGGTGAATTGCTGAATCTGAAATTGGAGCATATCGACATTCCATCTAGAAAAATTTGGATTGTCAGTGATGATGACTGGACACCGAAAACCGGTGTTGATGACTGGGTTCCTATGTCAGAAAAGTTGGCTGCATTCCTAGAAGGGGATAACCGGAATCCAGGTGAGGTGAGGTTTCTTGATGATGGTGATGGCCAATGGACGTACTA